TCGCATTGGCCGTTCCCGCAAATTGACAGGTCATCATCCTCGAACACGAAGACATGATGGCTGTTAATGTTCTGGCCGAGCGGCGCGAGCTTCGCCTTGATCACGATATCATCGATCATCCACACGACACCGTTGACCGTTTTGCCCACGTCAGCATCAGGTATGGTCACACCCGCCGCGCGCAGGTCGGCGCCAGTCACGCTGCCATAGTACGCGAGCACTTCGAACTTGCGGCTCTCCTTGCCCTGCACTGACGACTGCGCACTCTTGGCCTCACCCTTGATCTCGGATTCCCATGTCAGTGCCCGGTAGTTCCCATACTCGTTCTTCCGCAGGTACTCGTTGACGCGGTCATCGAGGAAGTCGGGTCGGCGGCCCAGCGCCTCGACCTCGGCTCGGGTCATGATGTGCCGGATGAACCACCCGTCCTGCTTGTCGAGGCTCATGGCAGTTAAGTCTGGGTAATACGACCAGACGGGCACGAACTCGAACAGCGGCTTGTACTTGTCGATCTCGGTGGCAGTCCACTTGCCGGTGTTCACGTCCTGCTGCCATGTTCGCGACTTCACGGCGCGATGTAGTGGGCCTTCGAGGATGCCGATGTTGTAGATCACCGCGGAGCGCACGACCTTGCGTGCGAGGCTGATGAATTCCATTTCAGTGAGATCATCAGAAATCTTCACCTCCATGCGTTCGGCCTTGCCCTTCGCGTACAGGAGAATGGCCTTTTCGATCACTGCGTCGTTCATCTGCGCGCCACCCGCGGATAGACCATCTAGGACTTCCTGCAGTTGGGCGGTCGAGAGGTCGGGTAGTGGAGATTCTTTCACACCCCAGTTTTTTTCCGTGAGTGGAAAAAGGAGTTGCATCAATCTCGCGATGGTCCCTCTGACCATCCACGCCGTCATTTTAGGATATGCCTTCGATTTGTCGGCCGGGATCATTCCCAAAACTTTTGGATCGTAGATGCCCCTGACTTGGCGAAGATTCTGTAGCCATCGTTCCTCGATCGCCTTCCGATCATCGCGGTAAGTCGGCCACACGTTGAACAGGCGCTCGCCAAGTTTGTTCAGTCGGGCGTCGTCGATGATGGGGGAGAGTTGGGTTTCCATAGTCTACCTCGGAGTGTTGTACGGATTTGCGCTAGGTGGAACGATTATTGTACTACGTTCTTTGTTTTCGGCTTTCCGGCGGCCACCGCGAAAAAAATACATATCGCCGTACTGGTTCGCCTCTCCTGTGTGGCTCCAGTCATTTTTCTCAACGTCGGCGCTCTCGCGTCCGTCCTTGTATTTCTTAAACTGGAACTTCCCGTCAAGCGCGGGGATCAGCCAATCGCAACCGGGATCGATCAAGTACGCGGGTTGGCCACGATCAACAAGCATGCCAAGGAAGTGATCGGTCGCGCCTTGGCGCGCAACGGGGTTATTGCTCCAGGCCAACTTTATTTTTCCGAGCCCACGATTTCTATAGTTCCGAAATATATCAACTACCGTCGATTCGTCCGACTGGGACCGGTTGCCACCGCTGGGGTCGCCTGTGACGTAAATATCTTTGCAGGCATCATACTTCTGGCGCAGCAGCGGGAGCAACTTCGTTTCTATCGCGCGCTCTATGCCCATGCCGAAACAGGCGATGTTGTCGAATGTGAGCACGCGACCGAATGCGTCCTGCTGTTTCAGAATTACGGCTGGAGTTAATCCGAAATCACATGAGACCAGCAGTAAATTATTTTGGCTGGGAATAAGCGAAGTTTTCGATATGTGCACGTCCCGGTTGAACATGGGGTGCACGGGCTTCCCACCAAGCGACCGGCCATACTGCACGAGCACGTACGTCCTGATATATTCATCCCCCTTTCCTGTAACGAGGTTACGATAATACCCGTCGGGGAGATTCGCAAGGTTTTCCGCGTCGGGATTATCTACATACGAACCGTCGGGCTGCTTGAACATTGCAGGGGGCTGCTTGAAAACTTCCCACCCGTTTGGCTTTTTTGTTTTTGGGTCATCAGGATCAAGCCCCTCAAGCATGCTGTGCCAATACCCACCCTCGGTAGGCATGTTGCTGTCGCCGACGATCCCCGCATACGTGCATCCCCCGTCGCGAACAGAAGGGAAGCGGCCGACCCGGCCGTCAAGTCCCTCTGTTATTTCACGAGAGAGTTCGCGAAATTCTGACAGGGCCGCCATAGAAAGTTCCAAACTGAGAAGATTGGAAACATCCGCAGCGTCGTCGAGCGCACGGAAAATCACGTCGCACTCCACGTCGCCCTGCCTGATTGAATATGTCTTCCCGGTTAGTTTCCATGTGCCGAGAGTGCCAGATGGAAACCAATCCAGCCACGACTTTATGACGGTATCCGTTAGCTGGGGGGCAGTATTTCTGATAATCGCAATGCGAGTCTTGCGCTTGCCATCGATGGGTGAGCACCGCTGCATAGTTGCCCGCCGAAGTGTTTCCATGATGGACACGCCCACTGTCTTGCCGCTACCGAAAGGCCCAAGAACAAAGCGGTGCCTTGCGTTGGAACTCATGAATGCCGTGATTATTGGCGACGCCTTGAAGTCAATGTTCAAGCGCCACTCCCGTCGCCGGCGTAACCGCGTATCCGTCAAGATCGACAGGGGGCGGATACTCGGGCACGTTCAGGTACCGATCGACGAGCGCCTGGGTCTCCGCGGCGTTGTAGTGGTCTTCCGCGTAAGAAGGGAACTCGGCATCCCAATCAATCGGTTTGTGTACCCTGTTCTTCAACCTCGCCGCCAACACCTCAATCGCGTTGATGCTCATACTCCCTCCACTATGATCGGTGACAGCGTGCATCCGGGCGGGCAGTCGCCCGTTTCGCTGTCGTGAAAGCCCTTGTGCCCGTTCCCGCACCGGTGGCAGCACTCGTAGTGCGCGATCGATGACGGCCCGCTGTAACAGTCCCGGATCTCAGGCGGCGATGATTGATAAAACTGGTTGAATCGCTCAACCTCGGTCTCGGCGAACGCACGGGTCACACTGAACGCGACCCAGCCGCAGGTGTTGCAGGTACGATTCATCTAAGCCGCCTCCGGTGCTGGTGCGGGGTTACCGATCTTGTGAAAGTACTCAGTCCCATCGAATCTAGCGATGCGCAACCCCTCCGTGCCTTCCTCCAGGATGCGCACCAGTTCGCATCGCCCTCGGGCGTTCGGCGGGCCGGCGACAACCTTGTTCACGTCGTACCCCTGGCCCTGCAGGTAGGCGGCGAGGGCTCCGGCCGCGGGGCCAGCGACGCAGCGAGGATGTATGATGATGCGTGCGGACTTCATTCCGCCGCCAACTGCGCCGCGCGGTAGAAGATCCCCGCGATCTCGGACACATTCATTGGGTACGTCTCCCCGCCTGTAACGAGGAACTCGAACTCATCAGGATCGTGCACGATCAACGCGATATGCGTCGTCTCCGGGTACTCCTTCTCCCAACGGACGAGCGTGGCGCGGGCCTCGTCGTAGGGGGAGAGCACACCGATCCTGCGCAATTCGACAGGTTCATTCATGATCAGTCCACCATGCGACCACGCAGTACACGACTACGACGAACCCCAACCCCACTATTACTACCCATGTCATGCCGCCCTCCGTTCAAGTCGCGCCATGCGATGTGCCTTGCTCTCGAACACCGGATGCCACCCCTCTTTCGGGGGCCACGCCCCCCACTCCATGAGCGTTGTACGTAGCACATCGGCAACTGCATAATCCTTACCTGCGTGCGCTTGTATCTGTGCCTCGGCGAGAGTGCGTACCTCGGCAAGTTCCAGTTCTGTGAGCGTGCTACGCGGGTCTGTCATTTGCGCTTCCCCACCACGGCGCCGTATCCCTTCATCGCGTGCTTGTTCGCCACCGCGATGGCGACACCCTCGCTCACGCCGTGCTGGATCATCGCTGTGGCTCGGGCAGCCGCGGCCTTCGCCGCCGGAAGGGGGAGTTTCTTGTTGTGCCGATCGCGGAACTGCTTTGGTGTCCAAGGCATGTCAGTCTCCGTGTTCCCGGTGCCACTGGGCGAGTCGCCACTGCTCGCCGATGTAGTTGAGGGCTTCGTGGACTGCGCGGGCCAGCGGTTTTAGTTTGAACATCATGCCTCCTGTTGGTCGATTGTGAGGGGTTCACGGGTAGACAGCGCATCTTGTGATTGGTTCCCTGAAATTATCTGAGTCGGCGCCTGCCCCGCAAAGGTTATGGAAAGTACAAACCCCCCTCCCGCCTTTGCCTCGTCCTTTTCTTTCGGCTCGAATCCCGCCATTTTTGCCGCCCATTGAATACTCGCAAGGCGGGTCGCCGCG